AGTCGTCCCGGCGATTGCCTCGGGTTCGCCCGGTGCCGTGACTGGCACCGGCACGGCGACCCACTGGGCTTTAACCAACGGCTCCTCAACGCTCTACGCCACCGGGGCACTGACCAGCTCACAGGCGGTGACGAGCGGGAACACCTTCACGCTGGACGCGATCTCGATCGGGATCGCTGACGCGACCTAACCAATGATCCTTCACTTCCGGGCGCGGCACTTCGCAGCCCGGCACTTCCAGTCCACCTACGCGGCTAGTGGCCACAGTCTCCTAGCCAACGACATTCTCTCGGCGTCCTACGTCAGCACGCCGAACATATATCAGCCGGGGACCATTCTAGCCGACGACGTCCTGTCGGCGTCGTACGTCACAAAGCCGACGCAGCTTAAGCAGCTGCATGCGCCACTGGCGAACGATGTCACCTCGCCGTCCTACGTCACCACCCCGGCGGTCCAGCAGCGCAACGGGCTTCTGGCCAACGACATCGTCTCGTCATCCTATGTCACCAAGCCGACGGTGCTGCCTGTTGGCGGGCTGCTGGCCAATGACATTGTCTCGACCTCGTATGTCACGACACCGACGCTGGTCATTGCGGGAATCTCTCCGCCGATCCCGGTGCCGATCCCCCCGGCGCACGGCGGGGCTGGCGGGGCTGGCTACACCGGCAGCAAGAAGCACCGGGAGAGATTGGCGGAGGTGGTCGAGGCCGCCTACCGCAAGGCACTGAAGATCGAGCCGGAAGTCGCCGAAGCCATCAGGGCGGCGATTCCCAGCGATTCTCAGCGTAAGTCAGCGCAAGTCAGCGCAAGACGGCTGAGGCGGCCGGACTTCAGGAGGCTGGCGGGGGACCTAGGGGCGGTTCGCGATCTGCTGGAGCGGGTCGAGCGCATCGCGCGCGCGGTGCAGATTCAAGCCGCAATGGATGCCCTGATTGCATACGAGGTGGCACTGGAGGAGGACGACATGGAAGTGTTGCTGCTAGCCGCATGAGCAAGGCCTACCGCGAGAACTACGACCTGATCGAGTGGGCACCTATCAAGGAGACGCCGTCATTGGGTTTAGAAGCGCCTTCTAAACCCCAAGGCCCGTACTTCGTGCCCGACATCAAGGAGTTCGTCGCCCCCGGGCGGGTGTTGATCGGCTCCAGATCGAGGCTCCGCGAGTACGAGCGCTCGACCGGCACGCGGCAGTGCGGCGAGCTGAACAAGGTCTCGGACTACGCCCCGCCTCCGCCTCGGATTGATCAGCGCAAGATCGAGGAAGCGGCAGGCAAGGCATTGCAGCGGGTGCTGGGATGAACCGCCCCTCGCACGGCAAGCTCACCCAGTCGTTGAAGCAGGCCAAGCGCCGCCGGGCAGTGGTCAAGAACCAGAAGGACGAGCTGAAGCGTCAGCTCGACCTGAGCAACCAGCTTCTGGACGACATCGACGCCGAGATCGCCGACATCGAGAAGGTGATCGAAGACCTAACAGAGGAGACACCGCAAGATGGCTGATGACGTAACCGCTACGAGCACTCCGGCACCGGAGCAAGCCAGCGGGCCGAGTGAGGGTCCGGGCAGAGGGCTCGCCGCCGCGCTTAGCGCCGCCTTCGACGAGGTGGGGCTGGGCGCTGATGAGCCCTCTGGAACGGAGCCTGAAGAGAAGGTCGAACCAAGCGCCGAAGGCGAGCAGCAAGCCGCTGAGGAAGAGGAACCCGCCAAGCCGGAGGAGGGGCAACCCCCACCGGCAGCGAAGGTCGCCGCTCCTCAGCAGTGGGATGCCGCCTCGAAGGCGAAGTTCGACAAGCTGCCTGACGCAGCCAAGGAGATCGTTCTCGATCTGGCCAAGTGGCAGGAGCGTGACTACACGAAGAAGACTCAGGAACTCGCCAATACGCGACGCTACGCCGAAGCGGTGTCGTCGCTGATCACGGACGCCCACCGGGAGCAGTTGCGTCAGGCTGGGCTCAACGAGGTGCAGGGATTTAAGCGCCTCCTTGAGTATCAGGACTACGCACTTAGCCAACCCAAGAACTACGTCCGCTGGTTCCTGCAGGCTGCTCAGTTGCGGCCGCAGGACGTGTTCCCTGAAATCACCGGGGCAAGACCGCAGCCGTCGCCGGGGCAGAGACAGCAGCCCCAGCACGCGACCAACGGCGCGGTCGACCCCCAGATCGCCCAGATACGAGACACGCTGACCCACGTCACCAACTGGGTGGCGGAATCCCAACGAGAGCGAGCCGAGGAAGTAAGGCAGTGGCGTCAGGAACAGGAGGATGGCGCTAAGGACATCATCCAAGAGTTCCGCTCCGAGACCGACGAGGGGGGGCAGGCCAAGTGGCCATTCTTCGCCCAAGTCGAGGACGAGATGACGGAGATTCTGCAGAGCGGCCGGTATGCTGACACCAAGGATCTGAGGAAGCGGCTGGAGAAGGCCTACAAGGCCGCCGTTGCCATGGACGAGGATCTTCAGCAGCGACAGGTCGACCTGCTGGCGACGCAGAAGGAAGCTTCCAAGCGTCGCGCGGCAGACGTCCAGAAGGCCCAGAAGGCCAAGTCGCCGGTCTCGGCTCCGCCGCTGGCCGACGAAGAAGGACGCGGCAGGCTGAAGTTGGGAGATCACGTTGCCAAGTCGATGAGTGACCTCGGCGTCTCATAACCGCTAGAGGACCAACGGGATGCCAATTCCCTCGATTACCTACACTGAAATCGTTACCCACACGCTCGATCACTACAGCCGCGATCTGGCGGACAACATCACCAACAACAACGTGCTCCTGCTCCGCCTCAAGCGGAAGGGGAACACGGAGTCGGTGGGTGGTGGCGTCAAGATCTTGGAGAACCTCCTCTACGGGGAGAACTCCACGATCAAGTGGTACAGCGGGCTGGAGGAGCTGAACATCGGCGCGTCCGATGTCGCCACCTCGGCCTTCTTCGACTGGAAGGAGCTGAACGCCAATGTCGTGATGAGCGGCTTGGAGAAGGCTCAGAACAGCGGGACCAAGGAGTCGGTCCACAAGCTGGTCACAAGCAAGATCAAGGCTGCGGAGATCACCATCAACAACACGGTGGCCGCCGCCCTGTTCTACAGCAACACCGAGAACGCCGGGAAGTCGATCGGCGGTCTGCAGCACCTGATCTCGGACGTTCCGACCTCGGGCGTTGTGGGCGGCATCGATCGCAGCGGTCAGGCGTGGTGGTCGAATCAGATGTACGACTTCTCAAGCCTGACGATCACGCCCTCCAACACCACGATCCAGTCTTCAATGAATCAGATGTGGATCAACACGGTGCGTGGGAAGGACATGATCGACCTGTTCGTGTCGGACGCCTTGTTCTTCCGCTACTACCTCGAATCCCTGCAGGCCAACCAGCGCTTCAGCAAGGACGACACGGCAAGTGCCGGGTTCCGTCAGCTGGAGTTCATGGGCGGCGGCGCTCAGGTGGTGTTCGACGCCAACTGTCCTGCCAACCACATGTACGGGCTCAATACTGATTATCTTCACTACCGCCCGCACAGTGACTACAACTTCGTGACGATGGACGACAAGGCTCCGGTCAATCAGGACGCCACCATAGTCCCGTTGTATTGGAAGGGTAACATGACCTTGTCCAATGCTTCGGTGCAGGGGGTCATCCTCTTGTAGCGTAGGGCCGCGATGACTGCGGGCTGGTGACACTGCCGGAGTGAACTCAAGGGACCGGCGGCGGTCTCCAGCCCGGCTTCTTCCTCCCATCTCCTGAAAGGAGACCTCAATGCCTTGGAATGTATCTGGAACCACTGCGGGCGCAGCCGCGCTCGATGAGATCGACACCACGCAGAAGTTCGCGTGGGGCAAAGAGATCGACGGCCTCCACGAGACCTACGGCGCGGGCAAGTTCGTCTACGTCAAGGGCGTGTCTGGCGGCTTCGCCGGAGCGGTCGTGCTCTATCAGTCGTCCAACGGCGTCACCATCATCAGCGCTACCTCCGGTCTCCTGCAGGCAGGTAGCCCGGTCGCAGTGCTGCTGGCGGCGCTGGACGCTACGACCAAGTACGGCTGGGCGCAGGTCAGCGGCGATGCCGTCATCAAGAAGACGGCAGTGGCGGTTCCCCCGGCAACTACGAGGACCGACGTCTTCCTGTCGGCGACGGCGGGGCGGATCATGCCGACCTCGGTGGCGACCCGGCGCATCATGGGGGCTCGCTGGACGAACACGGCTTCGGTTCTGGCGGCCACATCGACTGCGGTGGTTCATCTGAATCGTCCGCACATCCAAGCCCCATAGGCGTGGACGGTCGGAGGCAGGGCGGGGTAGCCTCCCTCCCCGCCCCTGTCTCTGGTCGAGGTGATTCATGTTGAAGGTGGTGTGTCTGAACGCCGGGAACTACGAGGGTCGCGGCGTCGAGTACGTCAACAAGCTCTACGACATGGTGAAGCGGAACCTGCCCGAGGGGCTTGAGGGCAACTTCATCTGCTTCACTGACGAGACGATCGACGGCTACCACGAGCACATCGTGCTCAAGCCTCTGCCACGCGCCGAACTGAAGGGCTGGTGGAACAAGCTGGCGCTCTTCGCCCCCGGGGTGTTCGAGCCCGGCGATCGCATCGTCTACTTCGACCTCGACACGGTGATCACCGGCAGGCTCGACGAGCTGGTCGGCTATCGGGGCAAGTTCGCCATCCTGCGTGACTTCTTCCGCCCTAACGGGATGCAGTCATCGGTGATGCTGTGGGAGGCCGGTTCGGGAAGCTCACCGAAGGGGGTCGCCGCGATCTGGGACGAGTACGTCTGGGCGAAGCGCCCCGAGGTCGAGGGCGGCGATCAGGCGTGGATCGAGCAACACGACCCGGGCGCTGAGATCTTGCAGGACGTCTTTCCCGACGTCTTCGTCAGCTACAAGGCGACGGGCGGCAAGATTCCGCAGAAGGCATCGGTGGTCGTGTTTCACGGGAAACCGCGACCGCACGAGGTGACCGAGGGCTGGGTGCCCGAGGTGTGGAAGGTCGGCGGGCTGATCCGCTCCGACCTCGATACGATCTGCAATACTGACCGCGAAGTCTTGCTGCAGAATGTTCGCACCAACAGTGCGCGCGAGCTTCGATGGCTAAGGAGCGAGCTGCCGCACGAGGGGCACATGGTGATCGTCGGCGGTGGGCCGTCGGTGGAGTCGAAGGTCGAAGAGATCAAGTGGCGACAGTCGCTGGGCCAGACGGTGACGGCCCTCAACGGCTCGGCGAGATGGCTGCGCGGGCATGGCATCAAGGTCGATTACCACGTCATCGTCGACGCTCGTTACGACAATGTCCGCTTCGTTCAGGACGCGCGATCCGACACGACCTACCTGATTGCCTCGCAGTGTCACGCTGCACTGTTTAGCCTGCTGGGAGAGGCCGACGTTGTTGTCTGGCACTCCAACGCCCCGGGGGTCGCTGAATATCTCGCGACGATTCCCGGCGACGCGGTGCCGATGATTGGCGGTGGGTCGACGGTCGGCCTCTCCGCGATGGCGATAGCCTCGGTGATGGGCTACCGCCACCTTCACCTCTACGGCTACGATTCGAGCGTTCTGCCCGATGCCCACCATGCCTACCCGCAGGAGGAGAACGAGGACGACTTGATTCTCGACGTCATGGTCGGCGACGGCACCCGCTTCCGGGGAACGCCGTGGATGGTGCAGCAGGCGAACGAGTTCCTCCCCTTGGCGCTGGAGCTGATCAACGGGGGTATCGAGACAATCACGGTGGCAGGCGAAGGCCTCCTGCCCTACCTCGCCAAGCACTCCCCTGCCCCGGTCACCGCCGTTGACGTTCGGGCGTACGAGATCCTGTCGCGCTTGCCAGAGGGGCCGGTGAAGGGAGCCGAGATCGGAGTCTTCGCGGGCGATCTGTCGATGCGGCTTCTACAGCGGGCTGATCTCCATCTGGTCATGGTCGACCCTTGGTCGGGCGACGGTGTCGACATGATCGACAAGCAGGACTTCCACGCCGACCTGACGCAGAAGCAGCAGGACGCCTATTACCAGATGGCCAAGAATCGGACGGTGTTCGCTGGGGAGCGCGTCAAGATAATTCGCATGCCGTCGCTCGAAGCTGTCAAGGAAATCCCCGACGGCTATCTCGACTTCGTCTTCATCGACGCCGACCATGCCTACGAGTCGGTTAAGGCGGACATCCGGGCGTGGGTGCCGAAGTTGAGGCCCGGTGGACTGCTCTGCGGTCACGATTACGCCAACGATGGCTTCCCGCACTTCGGCGTGACGCAGGCGGTCGACGAGTTCGCTGGTCCGGCCGTGGAAGAGGGCAGCAATTTCACATGGTTCGTGCGTGTACCGGAGGCGGCCCGGGTAGCCGCAGAATGAGGAGGACTGCGATGGCGACGAAGAAGACATACGACGAGGACGAAGAGGTGAAGGAGCCGGTGAAGGAGCCGGTGAAGGAGGGCGAAGAGGCCGAGGCCAAGACCAGCGGCACGATCAACGCTGAGACTTCGGAGATGTCGGTCACGGTCAAGACCAAGGATGATGTCTCGTGGGTCAAGGAGGGCATGGGCATTGCCGGTGACGGCATTGCGCCCAACGCGACCGTGGTTCGGGTTGACGACGGTTCCATAGTGATGACGGCGTCAGCGACCAAGAGCGCGGCCGACGTGCCACTGAGCATCGGCTGAGCCTGAGATCCCGGGGCGCATCGTGTCTGATCGCCCCGGGATGACGATAATGGCCGAACATTACCCGATGACCGCGACCCAGCTCGCCGGTCACGCTACCTCGACGATCGTCGGCGGCTTGACGCCCGCAATGTTGGGCGTCTTGCTTCTCAATGTGATCGGGGTTGCCGCTGCGGTTTACTTCTTGAACTTGCTGATCAGCGGTCAGCAGCAGCATCTCAAGAGTCTGCTCGAAGTCCAGCAGCAGCAGATGGACAAGGTGTTGACCGTGACCCAGTCGCAGATGACGCAAGTGCTCCGCACCCACGATCGCGAGTTCGATGCGTTGATGGGAATGATTCAGCAGGCGAACCTAGAAGAGCCGCCGCGTGAGTTCCTGCCCCCGCCCCGCCCGCCGGTTGGCGGACAATAACAAGGAGAATCAGAATGCCAGACCAGATTCGTTGGTACCCGAACGTTGAGGACGGTGGCCAGACCGTCGGCTACTTCCGCTACGAGGACCGGCTCTGCATCCCCGAGAGCCAAGAGGCGGATGAGAAGATCTTCCGTAAGGTCGTCGTCCTGACGCACAAGCCCGCCGCATCGACCGAGGTCTCCACCACGATGATGAAGCCGGGGAACGAGCGCGAACTGCGCGCCCGCTGGGCACCTGCATGGGCGGCCTTCAATGGCGAGGAGATCGAGGCTGAGGGGACGCCGCTCGATGAACTGAGGTGGCTGACTGAGGAGAATCGAATCTTCCTCAAGCTCAGCGGCGTCGGCGTCGTTGAGCAGCTCGCGGGCCTCGCCGATGCCCGCTGCCAAGCTCTCGGCTTCGGCTGGCGCAAGAATCGTGAGCGGGCACAGAACTACCTCAAGGAGCAGAACGAGAAGATGTCGCGTGCGGACCAGATTGAGCGTCAGCAGAAGAAGGACAGGGCGGCCTAGCCATGGTTATGAACCTCCGCGAAATCTGCGCGATGGCGATCGAGGAGATCAGCGGCATCGCCGTGCCGACGAGCTTCGCGAACAATCCCAACCTCACCGCCAAGCTTGCCTTCAGCTTGGCCAACCGCGCCGGTCGTCATCTGGCGCTGACCTTCCGCTGGAACTCGCTGCTGGCTGAGCATGAGTTCATCACGGCGGGGACGCCAAGCTATCCACTGCCTGAGGGTTTCCACGCCTTCTCCCACCTGAGCTACTGGGACAACGCTGAGGTCAGATCGATACGGGGACCACTCACTGCCCTGCAGTGGACGCTGCTCCGTCGCGGCGCTCTGGCCAGCGCCGCTTACCAGAAGGCCTTCTTCATCGCCCCATCTCCGGCAGGCATGGCGATGAACATCTGGCCGATCAAGACCGGGGAGAGGATCTCGTACTTCTACTACACCAAGAAGTGGGTCGACACGAACGCCGACGGCGAGGGCGACAGGGAGAACTTCCTAGGCGACCTCGACCAGCCGCTGATCGATTCCGACTTGCTCGTGCTGGATCTGAAGTGGCGCTTCCGCAAGTCGAAGGGGCTGGACTGGGAGGCAGAGTACATGGAGGCGAACAACCTTCGCGACACGATGCTCGACACCAACTACGGCGGCGGCCTTGAGGTGCTCGACTTCGGCGGTGTGCCGCTCAGCGGAGTTAACGGCGAGGGCAACATTCCTGACACCGGGGCTGGCCTGTGAACGTTGCCTCCGAGAAGCCGGGGCCTCTCCCTGCGGAGATAGTGGAATATGCTGGACTGATCCTGCCCAAGGGGTGCCCGGCTTGCGGAACGCCGATCGAGCGTGAGATGCGCTTCTACGCCGTCGGCAATCACGCTCCCCAGTTCACGGCCATGTACCCGTGCGGGACGACGATCACCTGTCTGCAGACAATGGTGGAAGAGCGGATCGGCCAGCAGAGCAATGTGTCGAGCGGGTGCCGGGTGGCGACCCTACAATTTCTGAAGGAGATCGTCGGTGGGCCGGGAACGTTCTAAGTCCGTTCAGATGCTTGCCCCCTATGGCGGGATGAACACCCGCGATGGCTTAGCGAGCCTGCAGCCGTTCGAGGCCCGCCGTCTCCGCAACCTGATACCGACAGGCAATGCCGTCACCCAGCGTAAGGGGCGGGTAGGCTATTCGATCGGGGCCACCGCCGTCGGCGTGAACACGCTTTACACCTACGAGTCGGTGTCTGGGACCGACCATCTGATCGGCATCTACGGCGACGACGTTTACCGCTTTGATGCGCCGACGCCGGTCAAGATCTTCGACGGCAACTACATCACCAACGATCGCTTCATCATGGAGAATTATGGCGGTCGGTTGATTGGGGTGGCGCAGGGCGAGACGCCGTTCACCTACGACGGAACGACGGTGGCGGCGACTGGCTTCACCGGAGTGACACTGACCAAGCTCGCCAACATCGCCAAGTGCCACAACCGGCTCTGGTTCTGCGAGACAGGCTCGGCCGACGCATGGTATGGGCCGCTCGGCGGCATCACCGGGGCGCTGGTCAAGTTCCAGATCTCGCAGATCGCGTCGGGCGGCTACCTGATGGCGGTCGCGCCGCACTCGCATGACGGTGGTGACGGTCCCGACGACTACACCGCCTTCATCATGTCGACCGGAGAGGTGATCGTCTATTCAGGCGACCCCAGTTCGACCTTCACCAAGGTCGGCAACTTCAGTATGCCGCCGCCGCTCGGACGTCGCTGTTGGCTGCAGATTGGCGGGCAGTTGGCTATCCTCACCCAGATGGGGCTGGTGCCACTGACCGCAGCGATCTCCGGCATCGCCATGGATGCGGTCGCCATCGGCCCCTTTGGCAAGATCTCTCCGACTATTCAGCGAGCAGCTCTCGCCTACGGCCACCTGCCGGGCTGGCAGATGGTCTACTTCAACGGTGCCGTGATCATCAATTGCCCAACCTCTGACGTAACCAGCCAACAGGGCTACTACAACGTCCTCAACGGCACATGGACGATCTTGGAAGACCTTCCGATATCCTGTCTGTCGGTGATGGGGGACTGCCTCTACTTCGGTGGCTGGGACGACGGCATCGTCTACGAATACGACGGCATCCTCGATGTCGACGAGCCGATCAGAATCGAGTCGCGTGGTTCGTTCCAAGGCACCGGCTCGCACACGGCGGTGGCGGCGATGATCCGCTTCGACATGCAGCTCAACGGTGCGCTCACCGGCAAGTTCGGTGTCGATGTCGACTACGGCTCGAAGGCGCTGAGGGTGCCTGACGAGGTTATCGCGACGACCACCACGACAACGCCGTGGGGCTCGCCGTGGGGGTCAATGTGGTCCTCGTCTCCTCCCGAGGCTACGCTGCTATGGTTCTCGACCCAAGGCGAGGGGCGGAAGTTCGCCATCGCGATCGAGGGCAGCGTCTCGGCGGAGATCTTCGAATGGTTCTCAACGGAGTTGATGTTGGAGATCGCTCCAAGGGTCGTCTGAGCTTCGTGGAAGGCTCCCACCGCGCTGCGGTGGCGCTGTGGATGGTCAAGCGCATACCCGAGGTCGTCGAGTTACCGGGAGGGTATGAAGCCGTCGGCATTGCCCGCGATGGCAAGCTGATCGGGGGGCTGCTCTACACCAACTACGTTCCCTGCGAGGGCGGCGGCACCGTTCAGATGTGGGCGGCGGGCGATCCGGGCTGGCTGTCGCGGCGGGTGATCGCGATGATGCTCGGCTATCCATTCGTGCAGCTCGGTTGCCACCGGATCACGCTGACCATCAATGCCAAGAATCGGATCAGTCGGGAGATCAGCGAGCGGCTGGGCTTCAGGTACGAGGGCGTGATGCGGCAGGGCATCGCGATCGGTGAGGACATGACGATCTACGGAATGCTCCGCGAAGAATGCCCATGGGAGTTCACACCACAATGAATCCAATGAACAAGTTCGGAAGTCCACAGCAACCCGCTGGGGCGAACCCGTCGATGATGCGGCAGGCCACCAAGCCGCCACAGCAGCGGATGCGACGGCCGATGCCCGGGATGCCTGACGCTGGCATCAAGCGGGCCAAGATCCGCCCGCCCATGGGGGGCCAGCCCCCTGTGGGAGGGTCGCCGGGTGTTATCGGTTCCGCCATGGGGTCGCTTATGAGCGGTGTAGGTCCCGTTCCCGCGACGCCTCCGCCCGCCGCGATGGCGGCCCCGCCTCCTCAAGCCTTCCCGACGGAGAGCCTACCCGGTGGGCCGCCGATACCATCCGGGCCATCCGGCTACTACGGGGGCGCTAACCGGGGGGGCAAGCGCCAGAAGAGGGGGGTCCCGCGTGGCGGGCGTGATCCGGCCGCTCTAGGACAGTTCGCGGCATCGTTCCTGCCCAGTCTCGGCATCCGATAGGAGGTCACCATGGCCCTCAACCTCTTCAACAAGCCGAAGAAGCCGAAGCAGCCCAACGTCAACAAGCTTGCCAATCAGCAGTTCAGGCTGGGCAAGAAGGCGGCGATCTTCAGCCAAGGACTGGGGGCGATCAACCAGACCGCGCCCGGCGGCACGGTCACCTATCAGCGCGGCAAGGGCGGCCGTATCAAGAGCGTCACGACTGCCTACGACAAGCCGAGTCAGGAATACTACGACACCGCCAGCGATGCCCGGAACCGGGCTGTCGGGGCGTTGCCGGATACACCCTTCGTCCAGCCCGACGACACCCGGGCCAATGCGGTGCGCGAGGCGCTCTACAAGCGCCGTCTCGGCATGATCGAGCCGCAGCTCGCTAACGCGGAGCAGGAGAGCCAGCGGGTGCTGATGGAGCGTGGCATCCCGATCGGCTCGGAGATTCACGGCGACGAGCGCGAGCGATTGGCGCAGGAGAGGGAGAACGCCTACACCTCGATCGCGCAGGACGCGGAGCTGGCAGCGGGAGCGGAGTCGGATCGGACGTTGGCGCAGGCGCTGACCGTACGGAACCAGCCTTACAACGAGTTCGCCAGCGTTGTCTCGGCAGCGCCGATGAGCAACCCGTCCTTCCAGTCGATGCCGGGCTACTCGGTGGGCCAGCCTGACGTGATGGGGTCGACCATCAACCAGTACAATCAGAACATGACCGACTTCAACACCAACCGGAGCGGCTTGTGGAATGGGCTGTTCGATCTCGGCTCGGCTGGTGTCTCCCGCATTGGTGCTGGACGCTAATGGCTCAGACCAAGCGCAAGAGCAAGAGCGACGACCTGCTCGAAGCGTTGCTGACGGGCGCGACGCTGGGGAGGCCGGTGGCGCGGCGCAGTCCGTTCGCCGGGGCGAGGCCCAAGGTCGTCAAGGCGGCTCCGTCGCAGCCCCAGATCGGGGCACCGACGCCGCCCATCGATACCAGCGGCTTCGCTGGCCTCGGCAGCATGGGCGGTGGAGGCGGCAAGGAGCCCGTCGGCAGTGATGCGTGGGCGCTGCGCCAAGGTGGACCCGGTGCCCTGCTGGCGCGGGCGATCTACAGTGACCCGTACGGGGCAATGGGCGCGGTCAACAAGCTCAGGCGCAAGGGGAAGGCGTGATGGCGACGCAACTTGAGCAAGCCTTGGCGAGGACGCGGCGCGATCCCGCTGCGTTCAGTGGGCCTGACGACCCGGCTCTGATGAGGCCTTCGGTGCGGCCGGAGACGGTGCTGACGCGGGGGCCGCCAACCGTAGAGGAGGACATCTGGGCCACCATCCCCTCGACCCTCGCCAAGATTCCGTATTACACCCTAGGCGCGATTGGAGATGCCTTGGGTTACGGCATGCAGACGGGCCGCATGATCGACGCCTATTTCGGCAACAAGGTCAAATCGGAGGAGGAGATCGATGCCGCCAACCCGCTACGCAACTTCACCTCCCAAGCGCTGCAGGATTGGTACGAAGAACAGGCTGGGACGGACTACTACGAGCCGCAGACATGGCCGGGAGTAGGCACCAACTTCCTCCTCTCCGCTGCGATCCCGACCCCGGGCGGCAAGACCACGGCAGCGGCCAAGGTCTCCAAGTTCGCGAAGAAGGGACCCTCCAAGATGGGTCACAATATGGGGCCACCGCTCGACCCCATCGCGCCGACGCCCGCTGAGTTAGCCCAGTATCCGAAGGGAGCCTTCCAGCCGATCTATGGTCCGGCTGCGGAACGGACGACCGGGTGGCGCGGTAGCCACCCCGACACGGTCTTGGATCAGATCTCCTCGGAGCTGAGGATCACGACCGGCCACGATGAGATCCCCATCCACCAATACGTCAGGACGACGCCCGCCGAACCCTTCGAGGACTTCCTGATCCGCGAGTACGGCATGACGCCGCTCAACGAGCTGTCGGAGCAGGAAGCTGGGAAGGCGCTGGCGCAGATGAGGCGCATCCTCATCGACTATGGCGAGTACGACAAGGCACCGCCCAAGATCATTCGCGCTGAAGACCTCCCGTCGCCCGCCACGAGGGCGGAGGCTCTGGAGGGACGAACGACGGAGACGGCGCGAGAGAAGGTAACGGCTAATCCACCGACGCCTCTAGTCCCCGGCATCCACGATCCGGCCGCGCCAGCGCCCCACTACCGCAAGGCGACGCCCGAAGAGATCGAGGGGATGAAGGAGAAGCTCGCTGCGCTTCCGGATTGGATTCGGGGCGGGGGGCGTCCTGCAGAGCAGCCTACGGTGCTCGATCTTGGCGAGGTCAACAAGCGTGGGGTGCCCGCCGTTCGCGTCCCCCTGCCCGCACCGCACACGGTGGGGAAGGGGGTGGTGGAAGAATTGTCAGGCGGAGTCCCCGATCCCTCGACCCCAACGGGAGACGTCGAGCTGGGGGCTTACGAGACCACTACACCGGGCCGCATTCTCAACCGGACAGCGGAGGGCGGTTACTCGGTCCACGTTCCCAGCGGGGAAGTTCCAACGGAGGGGCTGTACTCGGGCATCTACCGCAATGCCGATCCCCGCAACACCGTCATCGCCGGGCGCAAGGCGACGCGGATGGACGTGCTCAACGCCTTCAAGAAGAACAAGGGGGTGCTGCAGCAGGGGAACAAGTACTTCGGCGGCTGGAAGGACCCGGAGGGGACCACCTACCTTGAGCCGTCGCAGCGCTTTCCCGAGACCGAGGTTCGCAAGGCCACCAAGTTCGCGGAGCGCACCGCGCAGAAGAAGATCTTCCGGCTCTCCGACTTCACCGAGATGCCGGTCGGCGACTGGGAGAAGTACGTCAAGAGCGATGAGTTCGTCGACAAGCTGATTCGCATGGGCCGTGAGGGGCGCACGCTGACCGAGGCCGCCGCTGGCAAGGGCGTCGAGTGGTGGGACACGCCGGTCCTCGACGAGGTCTACGGTCCTTATGCGACGGTCGCCCGCAAGTTCTTGGCGACCACATCGGCCAACTCCGACCCCTATCAGAACGTCCGCAAGATGAGCGAGTACATGCGGCGCTTCCTCAAGGGCGAGGAGATCATCCAGCCCGACTTCAGGGTGCCTGAGACGGCCACCTCATTCGCCCCCGGCTCCAAGATGGGAATCGAGGAGTCGCTGACGCAGAATCTGGAGCGGTCAGCCAAGGGTGAGCCGCTCAGCGGCGTCTCGGTCGGGGCCAAAGACCGGGTGATGAACTATCCCGATCCTGACCCGCTTCACCCGCGCAATTACGTTCCCGACCGGCGCTGGGCGAGGGTCGCAGAGGACCCGTCGCAGGGCGTCTTCACCTCTGGCACCGAGGGCGTGATCAGGGACGAGGAGCAGGTCACCAAGATCGGCGAGGCGATCGCCAGAGCTGCCGAGGCCGAGGGACGTTCGGTGATGAACCTCTCGGCCGACGTCTGGTATGCGATGAACCCGACCGAACAGGCGCATCCCTACAACAAGCTGATCGAGGATGCGATTGCCGGGAAGGCACCGACGATGGGCATGACGGTAGCCGAGTTCAAGAAGCAGCTCGGCCTAGGCAATGCCGAGTTGCTCTCGATTCTTCTGGGCACCCCGACGCTGGCCGGTCTCGCCAATCAGTTCTTCGGGGAACAGTCAGCCCCGGGTGGGAGCTGATCGGCCTCTTCCATGAGCTTGCGGTTCCGGGCGCGGTGCTTGCCGTAGGCATACCAGCGCATCTGATCCTCGACGCTCTGGTAGGCATAGGTGTCGCCAGCGAAGCGGGCCTTGTGGCGCTGGTGCTCTTCGCTGGTGGGCACGAAGCCTTCGAGGAGATCATTGGTGTCAGTCATAACGTGTAGGTTACAACACATGATAGGAACCGGCAATGGCCGAAGTCTCTGATCCTCAGCGTGACTTCTACAGCCGCGCCCTGACCGCCTATCGCGGTGGCACCCTGAAGAAGGGCGCGAGCGGCAAGACTGTGCGGGCGCTGCAGCTCTTCCTCCGCGACAAAGGCTACGACATTGCTGCCGACGGCAAGTTCGGCAAGAATACCGAGGCCGCCCTGCGGAAGTGGCAGAAGGCGGAGGGGCTCTCATCCGATGGTCAGGCGGGGCAGCGTCAGACCTTCAAGCGTGTGCGCGAGACGGTGACGCCGCGCCCGCGACAGAGGCCTGCGACAGCCCCGCCCCCCGTTCAGCAAGTGCCGCGCTCTCGGGTGGTGCCCACTGGGCCGCCGAATCTGGAGGGCGTGCCGCCCGGGGTTGGTGCTAACGAGGCGGCATTCTCGGCCGCCCAGCAGGTCGCCCCCGGCGGTGGCCTGAGCGACGCCACCGAGGCGATGATGACGGCTGCGCCCGGCATTGGGGCGGAGAGCTACCCGGTGGGCGCTGGCGGGGGTCGTCCCAATCCGGCTGGGAGGCCGGTAGAGCGCACGTTACCCTTCGGCCCCTTCCCAGCTAGGCCCGGTGAGCCCGGAGCGCTCCCAGCCGCCCCTGTGGCCCCGGAAGTGGCATCCCAAGATCCCTACGCCGATCCGTCCCGGCAGTTCGATGAGCCGCCGCCGATGACGCGCATGGCCGAGGCGCTGGCGGGGACCGGACCGCCAGCCCCATCGACGGTCCAGACGGGGATGCCGACGCTGTCCCCGGAGACGGCCCCGGAGATCGCGGGCCTGCCCCCGCTCAACGACATCTCACCGCAGGACATGAATCTGATCATGGCACTGCTGCAGCGAGCCCAGCAGCAGCCACCGCCGGGCGCGGGGTATTAGCCATGGCATCGTACTGGCTCGGCCCGAACGGGTACGTCGAGGGCGGCAAGCATCGCTGGTGGAGTGAGGCAGAACTCGTCCGCGAGCTGGGCGAGGATGCGGCCAGAAGGGTGATCGATGGCTACAACAGCGGCGTAGACGAGCAGCCGCTGAGGGACCCCAACACCGGGGAGATCATCGACTACGAGACGACGGCCCCCGTGGAGATGTCGTCACTGGCCCCCTTCACGCCCGCACCGAGTCGTGAGAACCCGGTGCGTCTGCCGGGCTCGAATGTGATGCTCGATCCCGATGACGAGGATTCCCCCGCCATGCTGGGGATAACTCGGTCAGACATGTTCATGCGGGAACTGCCCAGTCGCTTCTACGACCAAGACCACATCCAGATCGAGAGCGAATACCCGTTCCTAGAGAACCGTCCGACTTGGTCCCCAGAGAACCACCCCGACTACCCATCCCAGAGGGAGAAGCAGTCACCACCTCCCGCTGGGTTCAATTACCCGGAGATCGTCGAGAACATCACCGGCTCCGCGCCCTACGCATCACCCCCGCCTTACGCACCGCCTCCGTCCTACACGCCGCCCCCGTCTTACGGCGGCCCCCCACCCTTCGCACCACCCCCACCCTACGGTAGCCAGCCGCCGCCCTACGCGCCGCCTCCCGCGTGGGAGCCGGACCCGCAATGGGAACCGCCCCAAGGCGAGGAGATCATGCTCCCCGATACGGAGGTGATCAGCGGAGCGCCGGAAGGCATGGGGACGGTCAGGATCGCGGGCAACGCCGTCGGGCAGAAGATCAATCCGATCCTCCGTCAAGCGCTGACCCAAGCCGTCGGCAAGCAGCCCTATTACGACGCCGAGATCTTCTCCACCCATCGTCCCGGAGGGAGTCGAACCTCGCAGCACTTCGATGCCGACGCACTCGACTATGTGCTGATCGATCGCACCACCGGGGAATACCTGCCGAACAAGGGTAGCCGCGCCACCTTCGCGCAGTACGAGGGGATGGCCAAGATGGTCCGCGCCGAGGTGGCGATGATCGCGCCCAAGATGCTCCCCCAGTTCCGCTTCGGGGGTGGCTTCCAGAGGGGCACGGCCTTCGACGAGATGCACCTCGACTTCGCTCGCGGCGCGCCGATGGCCAACTACACTTGGAAGGATGGGGGGAAGCTGACCCCGGCGGGCATGATCTCGATTCGCGGTCTTGGACCGGGCCAGACCTTCAGCAGCCGAGGAATTGAGAACGCACCCGCTGGTGTTGAGTACGCCAATTACTGGGTAGGGGCCGGGGTTCCGACATCCTTCTGGATCAATTACACGGATGATCAGGTCAAGGCCATCCAGCAAGACCTCGCCACTCGCGGATTCAGTGTTGGCGATATCGACGGCGTCTGGGGGCCGAGGACGTTCGCCGCGTTCAACAAGTTCGTCGCTACACCGGAGATCCAGACCGCTATCGCGGCCCAACGCGCTGGTCAGCCGATTCCCGGCGGGACGACGCCAGAGGCACAGCTAGCC